AGCAATAATAATATCCATTTGAATTGTTTTGTGCTGTAACTCCATTAACTGTAATAAATGGTAATACTGGTAATGATATGTCTTGTGGCGACCAAGGAATATATATCTGATCTCCAAAATATCCATTATATGAAAATTGAAAAGTATAAATTGTTTGATTAGGATCACTTGTTGGATTTATTGTTGGATTTGTTTGTATGGTAGGAATAAATGTAGGCAGTGTTGCTGTATCTAGAGTAAACCGAATAATTGACATATAGTAATCTTGAGGACACATCAAAAATGGAATATTTCTAGACTCATTAAAAACTACATTTGGAGGAGTTACACTCGTACTCTCTACATTTGATATTTGAATGTCGTAGTATATTTTATCCGAACTAGCATTATTCTTATATTGATTTAATTGACTCATAATATTAATAAATATTTTTTTTTCTTTTCTTTAATGTATGACTGTTCAATTAAATCCAGAAGTTCGTGCTTTGTATGAAGAAATCGTTAAACGTAATGTTATAGATAATCCTAGAGATCAGTTTCAGTATATGCCAGAAAGATATGGTGGTTCACGCGTTCGTAATATGGCTTTATCTGGAAATGATGGTCATTTTCCTTCAAATGAACAAGTTATGGATTCAAATATGGGAGGGTTTTACGGTCGTGCTAGTCATCCTATATTTGTTGGAAGTGGAAGGAGATGCGGTGGAGTTGGTATACTTAAACAGGCTAGAGTAGAACCGTTTGTGAATGAATTGGATCAAGATTATATGCCCGTTTCTGCTTCGCATGGTGCGGGTAGAAAACCAAGATTGACAAATAAAATCAAACAGATGTTACTAGAACAACATCCAGAATTAATGCAACACCATTTGGCTGGAGGTAAAATTGATTTCAAAAAGATTTGGGAAGGAATCAAAAAAACTGCTAATTTCGTTTCAAAAGCAGCTCCTATCGTGAGTTCAATCGCTGGCCCCGAATACTCTGATTCTATTAATAAAGTTGGAGATATTAGTGGAAAAATTTCTGGGCTAGGAAGACCTAAAGCTCCTAGAATTACAAATGCCATTAAACAAAGAATAATGGCTCAACATCCAGAAATACGAGCACATGTTATGAGCGGCGGTGCTGTCAATTGGAGCAAGTTGTGGGGTCAAATTAAAAGTGGATTAAATGTGGTTTCAAAAGCTGCTCCGATAGCTGCTCAAATTGCGGGCCCCGAATACTCTGATACAATCGGAAAGGTTGGTGACATATCTGGAAAGATTTCTGGTCTTGGACGAGGTGGTTCAATGAATTTAATGGCAGATTTGTTAGGCAATTATGCTACTAGAAAAAGAGGTGGTAATGCCAAGCAATTCTTTAAAAATTTTGGCACTGGTTTCCGAAATGGAATGAAACAAACTGCTAAATATGCAGCTCCAGCACTTAGTGTAGCAAGTCTAGTACAACCCGAACTGGCTCCGTTGGCGATGGCTACTGGAATAGCAAGTAAAGCACTTGGGAATGGTCGTAGAAGAATGACTCTCCCGAAATCTGGGCACAAGAGAGAAGTAACTCGTGGTTTAATAGTTGGCGATGTGATGAGAAAATATAACATGAGTTTGCCAGAAGCAAGCCATTATGTCAAGGCTCACAATTTGTATTAAAAGGACTTAAAGGCATTGCGGTAATAAATAGTAAGAAATGGCAAAAGCGTCTAAAGATTACTCAAGGGGAAAGGTGTATATGATACGCAGTAAAGATGAAAATTGTGTATCATATGTAGGTTCTACGACAAAGCAATATTTAAGTCAGAGAATGGATAATCATCGTAATAGTTATAAACAATGGAAAAAAGGAAAACATAAATTTATTTCTGTTTTTCAAGTATTTGAAAAATATGGTATTGAAAATTGCTATATTGAGTTGTTAGAAAGTTGTCCGTGTAAAATTAGTGAAGAACTATTAAAAAAAGAAAGAGAACATATTGAAAAAATAGAATGTGTGAATCTTGTTAAACGAGTTATTATTACAAAGGAAGAAAGAGTTGAATATGATAAAGAATATAACCAGAAAAATAAAGAACAAATTGCTGAAAAATCAAAAGAATATCGTGAAGCAAATAAAGAAGAAATTTCTGAAAGAATGAAAATATATCGTGAAGCAAATAAAGAAGAAATTTCTGAAAAAAAAAAAGAATATGCTCAAATAAATAAAGAACAAATTGCTGAAAGAATGAAAATATGGCGTGACGAACATAAAGAAAAACTTGTTGAAAAAAAGAAAGAATGGTATGAAGAGAATAGAGAACAAATTAGTGAAAGAAAAAAAGAAACGTACGAGTGTCCGTGTGGTTCTATATGTCGTAAAGGAAATAGAATAAGACATGAAAAATCAAAGAAACATCAAGAATATTTAACGACAATAGGGACACTTTGCTCCACAGCAGTCACACAATCTTCTTAACTTTTTATTTCTTTTTCTTTTTATTCCATTACCAAGTATAGTATCTTCGGGCAATCTTTCTAATACACTTGGCATATGCTCTGTAATTGGATTATATGTTTCTGCTTTTATTTCAACATCTGCTTTTTTTCCCCAATTAAAAGGATTGAGATATTTTAATGCAGATACCGAATCACCTTTGCTACGAACAACAGTTGTATTTTTTGTTTTTGGCGAATACAACGGATGACTTGCGGGATTTAATACGATTACATTTTTTGAATTCTTACCAATCTCCTGACTAAAAGCTCCGCTTTGTGAATGTCCAAGCACATCTAATTGGTCTGTTCCATACTTTTGTTCTACTTTTTTCTGTGTTTCGTTTGCTCTTTTATATCTTTTTGTTGTATTATGTAACCCTAACGCGTATTTTGCATTGTTGCTCCAATCGGCCAAAGTCCCTTCGGTTCCTCGATAAGCAACTTTGGTTTCTCCAGTTTTCGGATTATGATACACAACATTCTCAGGAGTTGAGAGTGATTCATCGATATAATAATCGCCTATATTTTTATCTCTCTTATCAGGAGATTTATACGTTTCTTGTAGCATAATCTCAAAATCTTTCGCACTAATTTTTCCGCCTACTTGACGATGATATTTTCTTAAATCATCCATCATCTTTGGTGTTAAACCTCCAATTTTAGGGGCAATTAAGTTTTTGTAAAAATGACTACGTTGTTTTGAAATCTTATTAAACTTGCTCGGATTTTCTATGATAAAATCAGCAAACTTTTCAAGAGTATCATATTTTTTATATTCTGCCTTACGATTCTTCCATTGTTTTGTAAAAGAACCCCAATGTGCTTCTTCATAAGGATTCTCCATACTTATACATTATATTTTTATAATTTGTTGTAAATATTCCTCTGCTTTTTCTTTTGTATCAAAAGCAATATATTTATGTTCCCATATTGCTCTATATTTCCCATTACGATATTGAATACTACCAGTTCCTTTTTTTCTACGAATATTTTGACATATTTTTTTATTATATTCTGCGGAGAATATTTTCTTCCTTAAAATAAGGTCAGTTTCCAAAATATCTTCTCTATATCTATCTGTATTACGTCCATTTTCTTTATGAGTAATATATCGTAAATTATATACATTATTATTTAATTTATTTCTATCTATATGGTCTGTATCAAACTTATTCGGTCTTTCTCCAATAAATAATTTTGCTACTTCTTGATGAATAAGATAATTAATTCTTTTTCCTTCACGTTGAAGTTGAAAATATTTATATCCTCTATTGTTAATAGAACAATTAATTACTTTATCATCTTTTCTACAATTTCCAAAATTAGAAACTTTATAATTTTCAACAATAGTTTTCCACTCTTCCATTAATATATTTACCATATCGTCTTTAAGTTATAGTTACCATAATAAAATTGAACTATAATACCCTTTACTTCCCAATATTTTTGAATCTTTTTTATGCCTTAAATGATATAATCGTCTTCTTGTTAAAGCATATTCCATTCCATGTGTTTTCACATATGTTGGGAAATCACTATAGTTTCTATCGCCAATCGAAAAAATATATTGACCATTCCAATCGAAAATATCTATCTTCTTCCCTTCTCTATGAGATGGAGCGATTTTTACTCCAAGTTTTATCGCTTGGTCATAAGTATATGGTTGTATATGGTACATTTATTTTACTAATATATTTTAATTATAGTAGTAAAACGAATTTAAAGCACATATATTTCATGCTCCGAAAGTATTACTTGTGGATATGTTTTACACCAAGTAACTGCTCGTGAATCCAAACTTTTCAATTTTTTTTGTTGTTCTTTATCCAATCCCATATAATTTTCCAATAAGTATTTTAAAGAACGGCCTTGCATTGTTTTCGTGAAAAAAGTAATTGTATGTGATTCTGCCAAAGCAATTTTTGTTTGTGCTCCATTACATGCTAAATGACTTGTAAATATACAAGAAATATCGTGATGGCGGCCTTCCTGGGCTATTTTATTAAACAATGCTAATACTTTTTTATGTTCCAATTTGTCAGACAAAGTGTCGCAATCGTCAAAGATTACAAGCGAGTCAGCAAAATCTTCCATTCCAATTTCTTCATCTGCCATGAATTTTGATAAAGTAATTCTTCGTAATCCTTTAATTGAATCAACCGATGGGTCTGATTTAACAGCACTAAATAAGTATATGTCATTTTCGGGAAATTGTTTTCTGTATTGATTTGCTAAATTACACGCATATACTGATTTACCCGAACCCGAGCATCCATTTATCATGCTTATCACACGACCTTTTTTTGGATATATTTGTTGTAATCTTTCATCTTTGTTTGTACGAAATTCCTTAAACGGATGCATGCTTTCTCCTTTATCATCTACATAAATCGTTTTCTTCCTACTTTTTGTTTTTGTTTCTATATTACATATCGGAATTCCATCTTGTTCTATATTGAGCATTAATATATAACTATATATTTTATTTTTCTGTTTGAACTAATTTCTTTTGTTGATATCTTAATCTATCTTTTTTTCTTAATTCTTCTTTATTTGCCTCACGTCGTTCTTTTGCTTTTTTAGCAATTTCTTCTTTATTTGCCTCACGCCATTCTTTTGCTTTTTTAGCAATTTCTTCTTTATTTTCTTTTTGATATTCTTTTGATTTTTTATTGTGTTCTTCTTTATGTGTTTTATAATATTCTTTTTTTTGTTCAAGTATTTGTTCTCTATTTTTATCACGCCATTCTTTTGCTTTTTTAGCAATTTCTTCTTTATTTTCTTTTTGATATTTTTTATCTTGTTCCTTTTTGTGTTCAATATGTTCTTTTCGATATAATTTTCTATATTCTTCTTTAGTTTCTGCTCCAAAACATTTTTGCATATTTAATTGTGATTGTAATTCTACTCTATACTCTTCTTCCTTTATACATGCTTGAATGAGATTTTCACAAGGATATTCTTCCAAAGGTATCATAGTAAAATTATTCCAACCTCCATTTTCTCGTATCATTTGATATAATTTTAAATTATTTGTTTTACAATTACTTTTATGATTATATTTTCGTTTCACAAAATTTGTTGTATGTCCTACATACGACTCCAACACATTCTCATCATTACAAACAATTTTGTAAATAATACATTTGCTATAGTCCATCGCTTCTCTCGGCATTGTATAGGATTATATAGGATTTGTCTTTAAATAAAAATTCAATTTCTTCTGTAAATAGTTAATAATAGCATTTAAAGACGACCACGATTCTTGCTCACATATTTTATCAATTTCTCTGGAAAAGTTTTTAATTTTTATTTCAAATGAAAAAGATAATTGTTGTTTGATTATTTGTAAATTTGTAATTAAATCGTGTGCAGATACTGGACGAAATGTTTGCTCTGTCATTATCATAATGAGTTTAAGATTATTTATAATTTTATTGATATACCCAGCCTCACTATTAAAAAGTTGTATTAATTGTGTTTGTCGTTTTTTATTCTTGTCTTGATATCGAAGCAAACTAAATTCACGTTTATACGCTTTAAAAATATTTCCCTCACGTTTATATTTTGAGATTTCTTCCTTCATTTCTTCCTCAAAATCACTATCAATTTCATTAGATTTTCCTTTAATTGTTATATTGTAATTTTCGCTTATCTCGATAAATTGACCATTCAGTAACACTACATAATCAATCTTCATAATAGTAGGATCGAGTATACAATCTTTAAAATATTTTTTGTGTCCATTAATTATTTTATATCCTTTTGCAATATCACATCTATCCCATCTCATTTTTCGTTCTTCATCTGTCCCATATGGATTAATTCCACATTTCATATCCGTAATCCATTTTGTGCGTGAATCATATGTATCTTTGAATAATTTTTTAAAATGCTGTGTGATTCTATTGAGAGCATTGGAAGAATTACTTTTGAAATAGTCGTGCAAGTCAAAATCATTTATGTACATTGTAGAACGTAATGATGCACTTCCTAATACCTTATATTTTGTTTGAATACTTAATTTGTCAAAAACTTGTAAAAGAGGATTCATATAGTCTTCAGTTCTATGCATACTATTACTAATTATTTCTTTTTGAAAGTGAATGAACAAACATACTATTTACATTATGTGATGCAAACATTGCTGGTGAAAGCATTTTGTTGCGATGTTTTCTTCCATATCCAATCAATTCATCTCTTTCAACTGGTGCTATTTCTTCTTCTGTTCTTGGCAAAAATTCACTCGTTGAACCTTCTGATCCCAAACTCGTCGCAATACGACTTAATATTTTATTTAATTTGGTGTAAATAGGGCGTGCAGTTCCAACACTAATTACTTTTTTTACATTATTAATTTTAACAATAATTACTTTTAATTTTTGTTTCTGTATTTTTGATAATTGTTCAAATGGTAATTCTTCTACCAAAAATTGACAATTTACTACTTCTCTTGTTAAAGAATTTAACACAACAGAATTTCCTTGAGCAAATGCTATATTCTCTTGTATGCGTTCTTCATCTCTTGTTGGTTCTGATAATTGACTCAATCCTTCCCATCTTGTAGATGGTCTTCCAATTGAGGATTGTTGAGATTGAGCTGGTTGAGGCTGTGAATAAACGGAAGATTGAGGTTGTGAATATATTGATGCTTGAGGAGAACCTCTACGATAAAAAGGTTGCCCGCTAGATGCTACTGACGCTTGAGATCCAAATGGGTTTGCATAAGACATTTGTGATGCTTGACTCTGTAATCCAGAAAATTGAGAACCTTCTTCACCAAAACCCTCTGATAAATCTGGCAAATCATATTCAAAATCTGCTTCACCTTCTGGTATTAAACCAAATCTATATGCGTACATCTCTCGTAGAGAGAGTAAAATAGTTGTTAGCGATTTCATAAGAGAAAGATAATTGACTGATACATCTGAATCTACTGCTACTGGAGGTACATCGGGATTTTGCTCTTGAACTTGTTTGAGCATCGCTTTAACAACCCGTTTATTTATTTTTTGCATATCACCGTTCAAATGAGTTAAAACCATTATACTATAAAGAAAAGAAATTAATTTGTCGCTAAATATGTTTGATGTTTTTGAGTTTTTTCGTGTCTTGATTTATTACTTATACTACAAATTAAACCACAATTGCATTCAAACTTTTGATTTTTTTTTTCTTTAATTTTGTCTGCATTATCTTGATGATATTGTGCTTTATATTGTGCATTATATTCTTTTATTTCTTCTTTATGTTCTTGACGATATTGTGCATTATATTCTTTTATTTCTTCTTTATGTTGTTGATAATATTGTGCGTTATATTCTTGTATTGTTTCTGCTCCAAAACATTTCCGTGAATTTAAATTCGCGTTCAACTCAACGCGCCATTTTTCCTCACGTATTATTGATTGTATTTTATTTTTACATTCTTTATATTCTTCCAAAGGTATCATTTGCCAAGCAGTCCATCCACCTTTCTCACGGATAGTTTTATATATTTTACAATTATGGTCTTTGTTTTTTTCATTATTACAAATATGTTTATGACTACGTTTCCGATTTGTAAAATCAGTTGTTGATCCAACGTAAAAGTCGTCATCTTTCCAAATTTTATAGATGATACACTTGCTCCATTCAATCGGTTTCCTTGGCATCTTATAGCATTATATAGCACGATATCTTTAAGCATTTTCATAATATATTTTTTCGCGGCAGATAGGACAACGTTTTTCGCCTTTTATTTTTGCCCAGCAAACAAGGCATAAAGTATGGTCACAATTTGTTTTTGTTTTAGTAGGCTCTATGCATACCGAGCAATTCTCAATTGATTCAAAGCAAATATTAGGATTTGTAACAATTTCTCGTAAGCAAATATCTTGTTCTGTATCACATAATTTTCCGTTGATTCTGCAAAACGCTAAAGAATTAATTATTTTCTTAAAGGAATCCAAAAAAATATCATTATTTATTACTGGATTAATTATCTCAATATCGTAAAAGAATGATGATAATAATTGTAATGGAAGATCTTCTTCCTCAATGTCTACTCCATTTACATCAATATCTACAAAAAATAAATATTTTTCAGTATTTGGAACAATGACAATTTTTGCAATTATTGGCAATTCATTTATACATTGAATAGGCAAAAGAATTTCTTGTTCTGATTTTGGGTTTGAATTGATAATTGATGCAATTTTTTTAATCAACTCCATTACATTTAATAAAGATAATTTTAAAATTACTTAAACATATTTGCGAATATATTCTAGAATGTCACACAATCAACGCATTTTGGAAGAATTAAATCTACTTGGAATTACGTGGGAAGAATTTCAAACATTTAAGTATGCTGGTGGTGAAAGAGGAAGTCACGCTAATTATTTTAATATAGCTTATCCAAATATAAAACGACCAATGCATAAGGATAAATGTATTTGTGGTAAAAAAGGTCTTGTTGAAAATTGTTATGTAGTTAAAGATGGAATTTTTATTGTACTTGGAAATTGTTGTATTAAAAAATATGTTCCACAAAGTGGTCGTACGTGTGAAGATTGTGGTGAATCTCATAAAAATCGTACAACTAATAAATGCAATGAATGCAAAAAGAAAAAGCGTTGTCTTGATTGTAACGTATTAATTACACGACGTTATCATACACGATGTCTTAAGTGTTATATTAATTACGACGAAGATATTTAAATTTTTCGCGACATAAAGGACATCTGTATTCTGTATCTTCATCATCGCTCTCATATCCATCTAACTTTGATGCGCATTCTATGCAAATTGAATGTTTACACTCGGTTGTTGTATTGCATAACTCGTGACATACAGAGCAAATATCATAACAAAGTTTAGTATTTTCGAATTTGAATAATTCTATATATGAAGTATTATTTGGTTCTTCTTGTGTTAGTTTTGCTTTCAACTTATCCAAACGTAATTTCGAAATTATTTCAAGCATCTGTTTGATATAATTGGTAATCTTTTCTACTGTAAATAGTGTGAAATCCACAGTAGGTTGTATTAATTCCAACGTATGTGAAAATAATTCTGTGTCGGAATTTCTAGAATATTTTACATCAAATGTAATAATTTTCATTACACATTGTTTTGCATTTGATACAAGTGATTGAAATTCTAACTCAAGATGAATATTAACACCACAAATACTTCTGATCGGAAAGTCGCAAAAAGTTCTATTGTCAATGTATTCTGGTTTGCTTTGGATCTCATTATGAATTCGTGCTGCCAATTGTTCCATCTTTATAGATTATATACGCAAGACATCTTTAAGCCCTTTTCTATATTCTAGACTCCTTAGCAATTTCATTGCGATTTTTTATTTCAGTTACTAGTTCACGTATCCAAACTCGCATCATTTCGTGAGTATCTTCGTGTATTTTACACATTTCTTTGTAATTATTTTTTTCTTTTATAAGTTCATTTTTAATTTGTAAAAGGTTTAACTCGGTTTCAATTAATTTATTTTTGGTTTGTAAAAGTTCAATTTTTGATTCCATTAATTTGTTTTCTATTTCCAATTTCGAAGGTTTTTGATTTTCATTAGGTTGACATTTTTTTTTGTGTCTACATAAACTTGATTGATGATTAAACTCAATTTCACATTTTTCACAAGTATACTTTTTCTCCATTATTATATAATGATAATTTTATTTAACTTGTTTTATACAAGCTAATATCTTATTTTTTTGAGTAGATATCGCACACTTTTTGTATATTTTTTGGAGAACCATCCATAAGTTTATTTATAAGATCATTAAAGTCATCATTATGTGGCGATAATGAATTATCACAATTTGGATGTAAAGTTTTCCATTCTTGTAAACATTTATAAAGTTTAAATTGAATACAATGAATCAACTTTTCTATATCTAAACAGTCTACTTTATTAATAATTTTTGTCATACCTTTTACAAAACCAAGTTCGCCAATAATTTCCAAGTCTTTAACTGTTATATGTGGATCTTCAGATTCTTGAACTAATTCTTGAATTGATTCTTGATTTTTTAAATGTTTTTGACTTTCACAATGACGACGATAATCTTTTTTATTATCTGTTTTAAAATCACATTTTTTGCAATCATATTTACTCATAATTTTTAACAAGATATTTTTTTAAATTAAAACCCCAAATATTATAAAATACCCCAAATAAAACCCCAAATATTATAAAATACCCCAAATAAAACCCATTTGTGTTTTAAATACCCTAAAATAAAAACCCCTAAAATAATACCCATCTATATTCCAAAATACCCCGAGGTTTTACCCCCAATTTCTCCAAATTTCTTCAAATTTTAAAAATTCATCTATATTTTATGTAAAATATTGTCAAATTACATTATTATTTATTATTTTACAAACTTGTTTAGTAATAATGTCGCAAATCCACATAAATGTCGAATATCCACATAAATGTCGAATTATCCCCTTACCACGATTTTTTTTTGTTGTTTTTTTTGTTACTACAATAAGTGTGTGTTATTTTATTTTATTTTTTATTTTTTTATAAAAAAAAATATTTTTTTTGATATTCAGCCATCCTTCGTTCGATTATAAAAACCTTTGGGGTTTTACCCCAATATATTTTCTCGTTTTAAAAAATACTTTGCGGATTTGCTATATTTTCAACCTTTTTTTTTTATAAAAATAAAATATAAGAGAACCAACACAACCCTTTATCAGTAACGCAAATATAAATGTAAAAAAATCGTGGTAATGGGATAATTCGACATTCAAGGGATATTCGACATTTATGTGGATTTACGACATTATTATTAAATAAGCTTAAAATAATAGTATACTATATAGTAATGTATGTTTGTAAAGAATGCAAATACAAAACAAATAAAAAAACAGACTATATCAAACATCTTAACACAACCAAGCACAAAAATCTTTGTGGATTTGCAGAAGCATTCATCAATATAGAAGAAGAATGGAACGCTAAACCTAAAAAAGAATATTACTGTAATCTATGTTTTTTTGAAAATAAGTATAAAATACACTATGATCGACATCTAGATTCTTTAAAACACATAAAAAATCAAGAAAAAAGTGATGAAATAAAAGAACAACTAACTAAAAAAAAAAAAGAACTTTTGGATAAATATAACGAAGAAGAACTAAAAGCAAAAATAGAACGACTAAGACTTTCTCAGATAGAAAACGATAAATTTATAAATCAGTTCTAAAATATACGGTGAGTATACTAATATGTTTTATCAAGCGCTTCGTGAAAACTGCATTTCTCTTTTTTAAACAAAAGGAAGTAGTAACGGCCATACCACTTTTTTACGGAACACGTTACGATTTTGTGCAAATACAAATTTTTATTGTTTAAAATCTTAATTCTTCTTGGCGTTAATCCAGAGAAACATTTTTCATTAATTAAAAAAGCCATACCTTTCCTTACCTTGTCGCTAAAATGATCAAGTATTATCCAGAATGAGTTTACTCGTTTAGTGCCAGTTTCCAATCGATACGGAGGATTACTAAGACACCAATCAACAGTATCTTTATGACTTGTATAACATCGTCCGTCTTCAATCTCCGTCCATTCTTTTATGACATTGCAAGGAAATGCGTCATAAAAGGCTCCTTCCCCGCGAAATGGTTCAAGTACAACATCACCGTCTTCAAACGTAATAAATTTAATCAAATCTTCTGCCAGTTCTTTAGGTGTTTGATGATCAAAATACAAATCATCTTTCATAAAAAGATAAAATATTTATTTAATGATAAGTATACGCATTCAAAGTGCGAATAAACGTTTAATTTAAAAAATAAAATTCTATAGTTAATATATGCATAAACAGAAGAAAAATAAAGCAATAGAAGATATGCAAAAAACATTAGCATATTCTTTATCAGACGCAGATATGAGAACGATTCTGGGACAAGATTGTAAGATTGTCGAGTATTGCGATCTAGACAAATTTTCCGATATGGACGATTTGTTGCCAAATGACACTGATTATGTA